CCACCTTCGGCTCTAGCTATTCTACCACCGTTAGCATACAAACCATAGTTTTCATAAGGTAAATTAGTAAATAACATGTTGTTATATTTTTGATTTAATTGTGCTAGTTTAATAGGATCTCCAGCTGCTTCTTGTTTAGCAAGTTCTATGTTATCTCTCATGCTTTGTGGTGTTCCTTCTTCTCCTGTTAGTGGATCAATTAATCCACCACCTCTGTCAGCCATACCAATGTCTTCGTTTTCTGGTACTTTGTTAAGACCTGGAATAAAAGGTAATATTCCTGATAGACTCATCATTTTCATAAGACTTAAATTATCTTTAACTCCAAAACCTTTAGTAGGATCTTTTAATAATAATTTAGATCCAATTTTGTTAAAAAAACCAGCACCTTTAGGGTTTACTATATCTCCAGCTAATTTAGCTCCTTTAAACATATTACCAAAACCACCTGTGGCTTTTATTCCATAACCCGGCATGTAATAAGCACCGGCTGCTAGTAATGCCATTTTACCTACGTCACTTTTTAAAACTTTTCCTGCTGCATCAGCCACACTACCTATAGCTTTACCAACACCTTTAACTATTTTACCTAAAAAATATCCTTGTCTTGGCACAGCATTCATGATGCCGCCCATGTTTCTTGGTACTCTGCCACCTTGATTAAATATATATGAACCTCTTGTTACATCTGCTCCAACGTCTTGTCCTGTACCAAATCTGTAATCAAATGTTTCTTCTTCTTCAGCATCTTCAACATCACCAGGACCAGGCATGTAAGGTAAATAGTCTTGGCCTCCATCTCCTCCACCTGTGTTAGTAAGATCTTGTCCATATCTTTTTAAAAACTCACCATCGTAATTTATAATGTCGTAGGCATCCATACCATATAAAGGAGTTTCTCCTCTAAATGATAAAGGATCTCCCAATAATTCAAGTCCATACGCTGTTTCACCTTCTTCATAATCTTCATCACTTGCTAAACCTAATCTGTTAATCATAGCTTTTCTTTGTTCAGGAGGTAACGAATTAATATACTCCATTCTTTTTCGAGCTGATAAAGTTTTACCCATATCAGTAAAAGGAGTTCCAAGAAGTTTTCTAGCAGAACCTAAATAAGGTATAAAATTAAGTGCTTTGTTTGGTTTAAACTTATCAATTTTGTAGGCTTTTAAATTATCTATTACTTTTTCTCTTTGTCTTTCAAATTGTTCTCTAGTTGGATTAACTGCATTTTGATTATCTATTTGTGTTGGAGTAAAACCTTGATTGGCTACTTGAAAATCAGTAGCTCCATATTCTTTTGTATCTGGTCTACTTGGATTAGGACCTTCGCTTGTAGCTCCTTTATCAAAAGATGATGTAGAAGCATCCATGCCTCCACCTTTAAAACCTTTTCTTTTAATTGCTGTTATACCAGCCATGACTACATCCCTCTGTTATAGAGACCCATCAAACCACCGTTGGCTGCCATTGCAACTTTTTCTCTCATGTCAACATCAGCTATTCCGCCACCAGGCATTTGTTCTTGCATGTTAACATTCTCGCTCATACTCATTTCTGGAGCTTGAGATTGGATTCCTGATTGATCTTGTTGCAACTGTTGTAAAATTTGTTTCCAAATACCGCTTTGAAAAAATGCTTCAAAACTTTGAAACTGAACCTTTTGTTCTGGCTCCATTTGTGACCATATTTCTGCCGCAATCTCCATGCCTTGTTGATCTTGACCACTACCCATTCTAATATCACCACTACTATATTTAATGTCTGGTGCTCCAGCTTGTATAGATTCGTTCATTGAAATTTTTTCTTCCATAATACTTCCTTTTACTTTGTTTTTGAGAACAAATCAAGAGGTGGCATGATAACTTTTACGTCTTGTGCCATTTCTTCTGCTTTGTACCCTTTAGTTTCCCAGTCTTTTCTTTCCTTAAAAACTTCTCCTGTTTTTTTGTGTCTGTAAGTTTCTTCTACTTTAGCGTTGTATACTTTCATTATGTTGTTACCTCTTTCTTAATATTTAGATAGCTAATAGCTATGTCAAACGAGTCTGATGTGCTTGCTTGTACTGTAAAAGCTTTACCACCCTCTACTATTAGCGGTTGTGTTAATAATTCTGTAGTAACATTAGCTGTTAACGCTGCTGATTTAATAGCTGTAATACTGTTGTTTGTAATTGTGACTGTAGGCGTACCAGCAGATGTAACTAATATTGATTTGATAACTATGGTTTCATTAATTACAGGAATACCAGATCCTAATGGTGTGAGCGCGGCACCACTTGTACTATTATCTATGCCTACAAATTTATATTGGTTTACTACTGCCATTAATCTAAAAAGAAACTTCTAGCTTCTATCTCCTGTTTTAATTCTTCTTGAAATGTAGTGTTAAGTTTTTCAAGAACAGCATCTAAATCTCTAACTAAAGACTGTGCTACATCTTCTTCATATTCTGAACTTGCTCTTGTTAATGTTTGTACTATTTTAGCCATTATCGTCTTCCTCCAGCATGTATGTCTAATCTAAATGTACCTAATTTCCAACTGGTATCAACAGCAGTATTAGATATAGTTAGTGCAATAGCTCTTGCTCTAGCTCGTGTATCAACTTTGTCTGTACTTGTTGTGACCGTAAAAGGTCCTAGTGATGAACTGGCTGCTGCATTATTAGAATAATTTCTTAAATCTAATTGTATGATAGCTTCTCCTTCTTGAGATATAAAATCAGGAATAATTCTGCTAACTCTCATAATGTTTTCACCATCACCTCTTAGATCACCTAAATTAGTTGCAGCTCCTCTCACAACTTTTTGTGTAATATCATAATCTCCAGAAGTAATATTAGCTGGAATAGCCGTAGTAACCCCTGATCTTACTTGATTGACCCCTGTTTCATGTTCGTAGTAATATGAAATACCTTCCGTGTTTCCTGTAACATCAAAAGAAGTATCATCGCTAGCATCATATTGAGTTGCGTGAGGTAAACCAAACACAGCAGAATCTTGCCATGTAGTTCTAATAAACAAAGAACTTGCATTAACAAACCATATAGGTCTTTTACCCGTAGAGTCTAAATAACTATATGTAACTGATTGAGTATTTACATTAGAACCATTTTCTGGATAAAACCATGTTACTTCTCCAAACAAGTTATTAATTCCAGCGTATACAAATTGATTAGATGTTGTGTTCAAACTGTCATAAACATAATCTTCAACTAAACAATCCATTGATTCTAGTTTACCTGTGTACCTAAAAAAACCATTATCAGACATCCAATATGCAGCACCATCAACTTCAACAGCTGCGTTTTTACCAATCAATCCACAGTTATTACCAACCTGTTCAAAGGCAAACGTAAAAGGAGTTCCAACAAAACGCATTGTAAATAAAGAAGTGTCAGACCAAATATAAATTGCATTTCTACCAAGTTTAGCTCCCATGATCCGTGATCCGGCGGCCAGTCTTTGTGTACCAGCACTATTTTCTGCTGTTGGTGTATAGTCATTAATATTTTCTTGAGAAGAAAATCTTATAAACATGTCGTCCTGTGTAGATTTATCTCCTATAGTTGTTTCTGTACCAAAGAAAACTAAGTGACGATCAGGAGTTGACACTAACATATCACGTGACGCTGTTGGTGCTCCTGATATAATTGTAGCTCTTGTTGTTACAGCATTATTTAAATTTGAATTCCATTCAAAACATTCACCATTAAATATTAAAGCAATAAGTGTACCTCCTAAATTATCCAAAGACCATAATCCAGGTTCTGCAACAGAATCAGTAGTAGCAGCTGCTTGACCCCATCCTGAAAAACTACTGATGTTTGTAACTGTTTCTCCACTGGAATGAGAAGCGTTTGTAGTTCCTTTAACATTTCTAGTAATACCTGTTAAATTATTTCCTAGTACACCTGTGTAAGAAATGTCTTCTGTTCCAACTCGGATAAAATTTGTACCGGTAGTTGGAAACCCTGTTGTGCTAGTTAAAGTAATATCAGTTCCTGATCCACCAGTACCAAACGCATTAGCACTTAGTGATCCATTTAATGTTGTAGTTTGTGGAGCTGAAACAGTTCCACCCCATTGAGATATACCATAACCAAAAACTCCAATTTGATCGGAAGGTCCTACGTTGTAATATTGAAAATAAGTTATACCACCTGAAGTAGTTGCACCTGATCCAGTTTCATTTGATGGCATTGTAATTGTAAGAGTAACAGTTGATGGTACACTAGTTATCATAAATTTTTTATCAGCAAAATCTGCTGAACTAAAATTAGAATTTGTAATAGCGCTAAATGTAGAAGCATCTCCAAACAAGATAATATCTCCTACTTGAAAATTATGTGCACTAGAAAATGTAAGTGTTACTAAAGGTGATCCATTAGTTGTGCTAAATGCGTTAGTAATAGCTGTACCTGATGGATTAGTTAAAGGATGTATATCATAGTAAACTCCTCCAGAATACACATATAAAATTCTGTTGGTACCTATAATAGAAAATTTAATACCTGCTTTATTAACCATGTGGTGCAAACCTCTCGCTGCACCTGTTAATTTTTTGTCTCCTAATTGAGACCAACCGCCTATTTTTTCAGGTGTACCATATCTAAAACGTACATTTTCACCGCCGGTCCACTGTGACTCAGCTCCTGTAGATGTAACCTGTTTATTGAAGCCCGGTAAAAAACCTAATTTTTGTAACATATAAAACCTTTGAAATATTTTATTTTTTGTTATATATTAAATATATAGAGAATGAAAGTAGCATTATTATGGAAAATTTAGAAGGAATAGTTAGTGAAAACTATTTAAATGACAAAGAATGTAATCATTTCATAGAGTATCATAAAGAAAATTTTGATTTAAAAAAATCTTTTTGTAAATTACATCGAAACACTAAAATCATTCAATGCATGGAGTTGTTAGGTAATCCTATTATTAAAAAATTATATCAAAAATTAATTAAGTTTGCCAAAAATATAGATTCTAAAATTACTGTAAATTATTTTGAAATTGTACATTGGCCTGTAGGAGAAAGTCAAATGAGTCATGTAGATTTTGACTATCACCCTCATACTAGTATTATTTATTTAAATGATAATTTTAAAGGCGGTGTTACTCGAGTGGGTAATGTTTTGTTTAAACCAAAAAAAGGAACTCTTATTTCTTTTGAGGGATGTAAAATTAATCATGAAGTATTAAAAATAACTAAAGGTGAAAGATATACAATACCTTGTTGGTATAGATATGAATAAAGTATTATAATTATGGACCATTTGGAAGCAATTGTAGAAATTAAAAAGATAGTAAACCCTGATCTTTGTGACGAGGTAATTACTATTATAGATGAAAAAGCAACTAAACATCTTACAATTGAAGAAGATGAATTAAATAAAAACATACGAAATGTTTTAGGATATACTTTAGACTCTAAAAAAGATAAATTTATTTTTGACAAGATAAAAAAAGAAATAGAAAAACTTCATTTATTCTACAAAATTAAATTTCCTAAAATTGATAATACTAAAACAAATCAAATAGATATATTAAAATATAAAATTGGTGGTCAATACAAATACCACGTAGATACTTACACAGATTTTACTCGATCTCTTAGTGTTATTATGAATTTAAATAATAACTATGAAGGAGGAGACTTAGTGTTTGGTGATCAAAAAAATTTTGAAGTTAAAAGATTAAAACTTGATAAAGGTTCTATTGTATTTTTTCCAAGTAATTTTATGTATCCACATGGAATAGAACCAATAACAAAAGGGACTAGATATAGTATAGTTTCATGGCTCCAATGATTAGTTTATTAGATAAAAACAACAAACTTGGCGAACACAAAAATAGTTTACTTGTTACGTATCCTAGAACAATAAGTATTATTTTTGGTCATTATCCTTATCCAGAAGCTATTCATAATATGCTTATAGATATAAAAAACAATGTAGACCCTAAAATGGAAAACTATACTAATGTTAAAGGAGGAATGACAGCTTGGAATCATTTTATAGGTAAAGATATGTTTAATCAATTTATGGTTTACTTAATTAATAAACATCAAACTACACATCCAAATTTATTTGAATATTTTTTAGAAAGAAACATGGTTGAAGATGCTTGGGGAAATGAAATAAAACCAGGAGATAGTTTAAATTATCACGAACATTATTCTACTCATGGTATTTTGTATTTAACTGATGGATGTGATTTAATATTACCAGAGTTAAATATTAAAATAACTCCTAAAGCAGGAGACTACTATATATTTCCTCCATGTATTACACATGGATTTGATGTATATCAAGGTGATAAAAATAGATATAGTTTGATATTTAATATTACACAAAAAGATAGTAGTTTTAATATAAATAAAAAACTAGAAAAACTTAAAGAAAAAACAAATGTTTAAACCATATAATCTTTTTCCTACTAATGTTTGGGAAGGTGTTTTTCCTAAATACTTATTACCATTAGAAAAACCTTGTGATGACATTATTGCAGATTTAAATTTTGATGGTGTTAATAAAAGTTTTCAATCAAAAGATTTACAAGAACATAAAAGTTTTCAATCTTTAAAAGAAGATATAAAAAAATATTCAATTGATTTTTTAACGTCTACAGGATCTAAATTTAATGATTTAAACTTTACTAGTTTATGGCTTCAAGAATTTAATTCTAATGGAGGAGGACATCATACTCCTCATGTTCATCCTAATACCCATGTTTCTGGTTTTTACTTTTTAAAATGTAATGAAGAAACTTCAAAACCTATTTTTTATGATCCAAGACCTGGTGCAGAAATGAATAAACTTCCCTGGAATCAAAACAAAGACATAACCCTATCATGCGTTCCAAGTATTACTTTTAATATTATACCTGGCACCATGATAATTTTTCAATCACATTTAAATCATGGACATTCGACAGACATGGGAAGATCTCCATATAGATTTATTCACTGGCACATGAAAGCAGGATAATATGACTAAAGAAAAAACATATAAAATAGAAAATTTTATAGGAATATACGACAATTACATTACTGATCAAGAATGCAATAAAGCTATTAAGTTTTATGAAGATCAAAATAAATTTAATCATACTTTTAGTAGAGTAAATTCTGAACAATCTTCTGTTTTACATAAACAAGATCAACAATATTTTGCTGCTCCAGATAATTTAGATGTTTGGTGGAAAGAATTAAAACCCATGATGTTTAATTTTGATATGGCTTTTCAACACTACCTTGAAACTACAGGAGGAGGACATGCTTTTGATAACGGGCCATTTCATTTTACAAATTTAAAAATACAAAAAACTTTACCGACAGAAGGTTATCATACTTGGCACATAGAACATGCTAAGGGTTATGATAGTGAAGCAAGAGCTTTTGTTTATTCTGTATATTTAAATGATGTAGAAGAAGGTGGAGAAACAGAATTTTTACATTTCTCAAAAAGAGTAAAACCTAAAAAAGGAAGAATAGTTATTTGGCCATCTTCTTTTCCATATCTCCATAGAGGTAATCCACCACTATCTGGTGAAAAATATATTCTAACTTCTTGGATGATGTTAAGATAGTGTCATATAATTATAAAATATCTGATTTAAAATATAGAATTAATAACCTAGTTCCTAAAAATACTTGTCAAAAAATAATAGAAGTATTTGAAAAGTATCCAGAACTAAATTCTACAGAAAGTAGTTATAAATTTAAAACTAAAAAACGTGAGGTAGATAATTTTAGATGTTTAAATTTATCTCAAATAACAAATCCAAATAATGACATAATATATGCTTTAAATGAATCTAAAAAATACATATCCATAATGATAACTAATTATGTACTTTACATTAAGAGTAAAAAAATATCTCCTGATTTTAATGATTGTCTAATAAAATCTACAGATAATATTAGAATTTTAAAATATAATGTAGGGCAATGTATTAAAGACCATACTGATGTTGATCCAACTATAAGAGCTTCTTGCACATTAAATTTAAATGAAGATTATAAAGGAGGAGAT